GATCGGGCAGACCGTCACATGGCTTTACGAGCATCGCGGCGGCGATGCGGCGCCCATGCCGCAAGCCGCGCTGGCGCTGTTGGCGCCCTATCGCGCGGTGTGCCTGTGACGGCCCCGGCAATGTTCCATTCAAACAGGAGTGCAAGACGATGACGGCCCAGCGCGGCAGGGACCTTCTGATCAAAATCGGCGACGGCGGATCGCCGGAAAGCTTCACCAGCGTTGCCGGGCTGAAGGCCACATCGCTGGCGTTCAACGCCCAGACCGTGGATGTGACCAACGCCGATTCGGCCGGCATGTGGCGCGAGCTGCTGGAAGGCGGCATCAAATCGGCCAGCCTGTCGGGCAGCGGCGTGTTCAAGGACGCGGCGTCCGACGCGGCGCTGCGCCAGGCGTTTTTCGACGGGACCACGATGAACTATCAGGTGGTGGTGCCGGGCTTCGGTATCGTCGAAGGACCGTTCCGCATCACCCAGTTGCAGTATGACGGCCCCCATGACGGGGAGGTGAAGGTCTCGCTGGCGCTGGCGTCCGCCGGCGCGCTGGCCTTCACGGCTGCATCGTGATGGCCAATCGGGCGCGCGGCGAGGCAGCGCTGGAAGCCGGCGGGCGGCAATACACCCTGCTGTTGACGCTGGGCGCGCTGGCGGAGATCGAGGACGGGTTGGGGCTGGACGACCTGTCCCAGGTCGGGGCGCGGCTGGCGCATACCCGCGCCGCGGATCTGGCGATCGTGGCGGCGGCGCTTTTGCGCGGCGGCGGGCACGACATGTGCCCGGCCGAGGTGCTGCGGCTGCCCTGCGACCTGGGGGCGCTGGTGCGCGCCGTCACCGCCGCGTTCGAGGCCGCCGGTCTGGTCGCGGAGGCGAATGGGGACGCCATCCCTTTTCCTGGAGCGAGCTGATGGCGCTGGGGCTGGGGCGCCTGCGGCTCGCGCCCCGCGATTTCTGGGCGCTGTCGCTCAGCGAATGGCGCGCGCTGGCCCTTGGCCATTTCGGCCGCGCCCAGCCGGCGATGACGCGCGGCGACCTTAACGCATTGATGAAGGCCTATCCTGATGGCGAATGATACGGTGAACACCTCGCTGGCCGCCGCGGGCCAGGCGCTGAACGACTTCGTCGCCGGCCCGGTGAACGCCGCCGCCGGCAGCATAGAGCGGGCGGTGGATCGCAGTTTCAACGCTGTGGCGAATACCATTGCGCGGGCCGCGCTGTCGGGCCGCCAGTCGATCTCCGCCCTGACGGCGTCGGTGCTGGCCGATTTCGACCGCATCGCCGTCAGCCAGTTCATCGTCAAGCCGGTGGAGAATCTGGTCTCCTCGGTGGTGGGCTCGATCCTGCCCGTGGCGGGGGCGCGCGCGGCGGGCGGGCCGGTGGCGGCGGGCCAGACCTATCTGGTGGGCGAAAAGGGGCCCGAGCTGTTCACGCCACCCAGCGACGGCGCCATCACGCCCACTGCGGCGCTGCGCCGCGCCAGCGTGACGGTCAACATCAACACGCCCGACGCGCAGAGCTTCCTGAAATCGCGCAGCCAGGTAGCGGCGATGCTGGCGCGAGCTGTGGCGCAAGGGAATCGCAATCTATGAATTTCCACGAAATCAGCTTTCCGCTGGCCATCGCCTTCCATTCCACCGGCGGACCGGTGCGGCGAACCGAGATCGTCGCGCTGGGCAGCGGCCATGAGGAGCGCAACGCCACCTGGGCAGGATCGCGCCGCCGCTTCGATGTCGGCTCGGGCCTGAAAAGCCTGGACGACATTCATGCCCTGATCGCCTTCTTTGAGGCGCGCATGGGGCGTCTTTACGGCTTTCGCTTCAAGGATTTCAGTGATTGGAAAAGCTGTGCCCCGGCGGCAGATATCAGCCCGCTGGACCAGAATATCGGCACCGGAGACGGCAGCGTGACACAGTTTCAGCTCACCAAGACCTATGCCTCGGGCGTGGGAAGCTGGACGCGCACCATCGCCAAGCCGGTCGACGGCGGGGTGCGGGTGGCGGTGGACGGCAGCGAGGCCTCTTCCGGCTGGGCTTGCGATGCCGCCACCGGGATCGTGACATTCGATAGCGCGCCCGCATCCGGCGCGGCGGTCACGGCCGGCTTTGCCTTCGATTGCCCTGTGCGGTTCGACAGCGACGTGCTGTCCATCAACCTGGCGAATTTCGCGGCGGGGGAAATTCCCTCGATCCCGCTGGTCGAGGTGCTACTGTGAAGACGCTTCCCGATGGAATGCAGGCCCACCTTGATGGCGGCGCCACCACCCTGTGCTGGTGCTGGCAACTGACCCGCCGCGACGGCGTGGTGCAGGGCTTCACCGACCACGACCGCGATATCAGCTTCGATGGTGTGACCTTCGGCGCGGTCAGCGGCTTCACCGCCAGCCAGATCGAATCCAGCCTGGGCCTGGCGGTGGACAATCTGACCCTGACCGGTGCGCTGTCGTCGGCGACACTGAACGAGGCCGACCTGGCCGCGGGGCTTTACGACAATGCCGCGATCCGCATCTGGCGGACCAACTGGGCCGACACCGGCCAGCGCGTGCTGATGCGGTCCGGCACCCTCGGCGAGGTGACGCGCAATGGCGGCACGTTCCAGGCGGAGATTCGCGGGCTGGCGCAGGCGCTGAACCAGCCGGCCGGGCGGGTGTTCGGACATCTGTGCGACGCCGATCTTGGCGATGGCCGCTGCGGCATCGCCATCAGCGCCGCCGATGGCACGGTCGCCACGGCCTATGACGCACGGCGCTGCTCGGCGAGCGGGCTGGACGGTTTCACGGGTGGCTGGTTCACGGGCGGCAAGCTCGCCTTCACCAGCGGCGCCAATGCCGGGCGCGCCATGGAGGTCAAGCGCCATGCCGTGTCCGCCGGCATCGTCACCATCGAACTGTGGCAGGCGATGAGCGATCCGGTGGCGGCGGGGGATGCGTTCACCGTGACGCCCGGCTGCGACAAGCAGTTCACGACCTGCAGGAGCAAGTTTTCCAACGCCGTGAATTTTCGCGGCTTTCCCTTCATGCCCGGCAACGACTCGGTACTGGCCGCGCCCGCCGCCGGCCTGCCCATGGATGGCGGCAGCCGCTATGGCAACTGACATCGTAACGGTGGCGCGCGGCTGGATCGGCACGCCCTATCAGCACCAGGCCAGCCTGAAAGGCGTGGGCTGCGACTGCCTGGGCCTGCTGCGCGGGGTGTGGCGCGAACTCTATGGCGAAGAACCCGAGGACGTGCCCGCTTACACGGCCGACTGGGCGGAAGGATCGCCGGCCCAGACCTTGCGCGACGGGCTGGCGCGGCATCTGAGGGCGATACCGCCCGCGGGGATAGCGCCGGCAGATGTAGCACTGTTCCGCATGGGAAGAGGCGGCCCTGCCAGACATTGCGGCATCGTGGGCGAAAGAAGCGGCGCGCTGACCTTGATTCACGCCTGCCAGGGGCGACGCGTGCGCGAGGAAAGCTTCTCGCCGCTGTGGCGCCGCCGCCTGGCTTTTGTCTTCCGCATTCCATCCTGAAGGTTCATCATGGCTTCGCTGTTGCTGGGCGTCGTGGGTTCGGCGCTGGGCGATTCGCTGTTCGGCGGTCTCAGCATTCTGGGCGCCACCATATCCGGCGCGCAGATCGGCGGCGCCCTGGGCGCGGCCGCGGGCGCGGCCATCGACGCGGCGCTGACGCCGGGGCGCGAAATTACCCGCAGCGGCCCGCGTCTCACCGACACCGGCATCCAGGCCTCGACCGAAGGCACTCCCATTCCCCGCATCTTCGGGCGCCTGCGGCTTGCCGGCCAGGTGATCTGGGCCAGCCGCTACCGGCAGACCGCCACCACCACGACGTCGCATGGCGGCGGCAAGGGCGGATCGTCCGTCAGCGTCAGCGAGACCGACTACACCTATTCCATTTCTTTTGCGGTTGGCCTGTGCGCCGGAAAGGCGACGCGGTTGGGGCGGGTCTGGGCCAACGGCAACCCGCTGGACCTGTCGCGCCATACCCTGCGCTTCCATGACGGCGCGGAGGACCAGGACGTAGATCCGCTGATCGCCGACATTGACGGCGATGTTCCGGCCTTTCGCGGCCTTTGCTATGTCGTGTTCGAGGACATGGCACTGGCCGAATTCGGCAACCGCATTCCCCAGCTTCAGTTCGAGGTCCTGCGCAGCATCGGCCATGACAATCCGTCCAGCCTGGAGAACAGGCTGTCCGGCGTGCAGCTGATTCCCGGCGCGGGCGAGTTCGTCTACGCCGATGAGGCGGTGTTCAGCGATGACGGCGAGGGACGCTCGACGGCGCTGAACGTGCATGGCGCGGACGCCGTGCCGGACCTGGAGGCATCGCTGGACCAGCTGATCGCGGCGGCGCCCAATCTTTCCAGTGTGGCGCTGGTGGTGGGCTGGTTCGGCGACGACCTGCGCGCAAACCGGATTGCGATCCGGCCCTGCGTCGAGACGGCGAACAGGACCACCTATCCCG